GCCACAATTAAAATCCAATATGACCTGAGGTACTATCATAGAAAGTTTTTGATAACTCACCACGCTCTTTTGTTTCACCAGCTTTTCTTGTTTTAATATAAACCTGAACCGTACGACTATCACTTGGATGTGTGTATGTTCTTATACCACCAGAAATAGTTGAGTTTGCACCGTCAGCCGAATCAGGATATGTGTCCGTCGCCGTAGCGGCGTTATCATACTCCCAAATGCCATCTGAACCTGGTACTGTAACCCATGCCATTATTTTTCTCCCAATTGTGTGTCAACTTCCTTTTCAATATAGTTGTATAATACACTCGTATTTACATTGTGATGGTCTGAAACCACATCTACAGCAGCTTCGACTCTCTCAACCATATTACCTTTTTCTTTTTCTAATACTTTGAAAAAGTCTGTTACCACTTCTTTATGCAAAGGTGGTAAACTATTAAATGTTTTTGTATCAACACCTGTTGATATTAAATTACTCAGTTTCTTTTGCATCTTGCGTTAAATCAATTTCTGCTTGACCGTCATTTGCTTTACCCATTGCAACAACATTACCTTGTTGGTCAAATGTCGCTGGGTCAGCAATCTCAGGTTTAGGGTCACTATGTGGCATAGCCTCATTAGTTGTTTTATTAAATAAAGAAGAAGCTAATTCTTGTCTTCTTGTATCTAAAGCTGCACCAACTTTATCTCTTAACGCATCTTTAAATGCGTCACCGGCTGCCATGTTGTCACCTGTTTGTAAAGCGTCAATAAATGCTTTTGTGTTTTCACTCATCTCATTACTCCTTATAATGTTGAATTAGGGTCTGTTTCTTGTGAAGAAATAATCCCGTCTTCAATTTCTTTCTTAATTTGTTTATCAATATCTTCTCTTTCTCTAGCGTTTTGTTTAAGAACATTCTTTCTAACATACTCTACAGAATAGAATTTACCGATATAATCTCTCATCTCGTTAGCCAATTGTAATCTTTCTCGCATCATTTCAGTATTCTTTAATTCAGCGAAATGGACATCTTGAATGAAATCATAGTTAATACTATCTCTTATTGAAATCCAATCTTCTTCATTAATAACACCTTTTAATACTAATTGTGTTCTTAATAAATCATTAAATAATTCAGTAAATTTCTTTCTTAATCTTTGTACAAACTTAGTAAATTTAAGTTCATCTCTTGTAATCTCAGAAGCTCTACCTAAATTGAAACCGTTGTTTGCCTCTAAACGACTTGCTGGTACATTTAAAGAACGATATAGTTTACTTCTAAAATATTCAATGTCTGCAATCTCACCTAAGTTTTGACCGCCAGGCAAAGTAGTAATGTCTGTTCCTCGACCACCTTCTCTACTTGGTAACCAGAAATCTTCCAACATTGACATATAGTTTCTGTCATCTCTAATTTCACCTGTGTTAGCATCATAAGTAAGTTTGTTACGGTATCTTGCCATAACATCTCTTAAATACTGTTCTGCTTTAACTTTAGGTAAATTACCTACATCAATCTTAAATATTCTTCTTTCAGGTGCCCTTGCAATTCTGTAAATAACAGTTGCGTCTTCAATCATTCTTAATTGATTGACAGGCTTAATTGCTTTGTGCATATAAGATAAGACCATATTTTTAGTTTGGTCAATTAATCCTGACGGACAATAAGCAATTGTATCTGGTGCAATTTTAATACCACCAGATGTAGAGTTGATTACACCTTTTTCATTGAATAGATAATATTCAACAAACTCATCAACTACTGAAAGCATATTAGGACCTGTAACTCCTTCAGGTCTTTTCTTTCTTACTTCTCTAATTCTTTTAATTTTACGAGGGTCAAGGTATTTTAATTCTGTAATACCTTTTGTAGTAGCATTTCTATCAATAACTTTTTGATAAAAAATTCTACCATCTACATACCATCTTCTAAAGATGTCATGCCCTTTAGTGTTAAACTGCATAAGTCGTAACACTTCTTTAAATTCATTCTCAATTTTTCTACGAACATCTTTACCGTAAGGTAAATTATTAACATTTACTCTTACAGCCTCTCTGTTTTCATTAGCCACAATTGCTTCATTGACAATATCTTCGATTGCCAAGTCGCACTCGGGGTGTAATGAAATTTCTCTATACCTTCGGATTAAATCAGCTTCAGTTTTGGCGGTACCTTCCATATCAAGGTACTGACCAAAATAGCCACCAGCGGCGATAGTTTGTGTACCATCATCCGCTGGAGCCGTTGTAAAGCTTTGTTTTGGATCCGACTGTTGTTTGAGTCGTGTTATAGAAAATCCAAATAGTTCAGCCATTATATTTTTCCTCTTTTGTTAGTAATACTTATCCGCTTAAAAATTAAGTGGTTGTGTTACTTTCAAAGTATTGATAACGGAAAGTGACGCCAAATTCTTCGACAGCCGCTTGCTCGTCATAGTTCAAATCAATCTCACCAATACCAGTTGGAAACAATCCTCTTAATGTATAAGTTTTGATTGTATTTCCGTTTCTGTCAAGGTGGTCAACAAATGCGTCAACTTGATAATCAACAGGATTTGTTAATCCTTCATTATCTGACATATTGTTGATACCATTTTGCCATCTTTCAAAGGCGTTTCTTAACTTAAAGTTTGTATCGTTAAGAACCTGGATAGACCATTCATCAAATGTTCTATCACCACCAATGTAGATTTTTCTTCCTCTAAATGGTACTTCTACCACACCAACATTCATTGCCGGTATTTTAGTGCTTCTACATAAAAATGCTAAGTCTTCTATTTCGCCACCAACTTGAGCGTAACCAGGAAAAGGCATTGTCACCTTAAACTGATTACTTCTAGCGCCACCGCCAGCAAGTTTAGCTTTGAAGTCATTAATGTTTGCCATTTTTTATTTCTCCTCTACTAACCTGCTACTTCGTCAAACGAAACGCCGGTTCTTGTTGCTACGAATGATAATGTAATGAAGTTAATGCTTCTAGCAGGTTTTACAAAAATCTCTGCTTTGAATTCATTTCTATCAATTACATCACCTGTATTGTTAGTTTCATCACATACTACTAAAAAGTCTGTGATACCTCTACGACCTTGTACTTCTCTTA